CCATCGCTGACCGCTTCAACCTCGACGGCGTCCCTACGGCCCGAGGCGGCTCGAAGTGGCACGCATCAACCGTCCGAGCGTTGCTCAACTCGGAGCAGGGCCGAGAGTTGGCTCAGGCCGCATAGCCCGGGCCGAGTGACCCCTACAGAGTGAACCCCTCAAAGGCTCGCAGATTGACCCGGTGTTTGCCGAGGTGGTGGCTCATTTCAGGGAGCGTTATTCCCTCAGTAATGACCTGTCATTCTCGGGCTCAGTACGTATTCGACCAGTAGACGGCCGCTCCGATGGCGACAACCCAGAAAGCCACTACCGCTAACCCGCATAGAAACTTTCCGATTGGTGGCCGGTTCGAGTCCTCGAACTGTGTTTGGTAGTAGCCGAGGGCGAGCCCGAGTAGGAGCATTACGTCCCCAAAGATGAGTGCCCAAGAAAATCCCCGTGTCGGTGGTGTCATTGGTCGTCCTCACTTTCGGCGAGTATCTGCTCAAGGCGTCTGACCTCGGCCGTTATCTGGTCACTGGTGAAATACTCGAGCGAGTTCTCCCGGCGTAGAGGAGCGTCGAGGCCGAGCAGTTTTGCTCGACGGCTCATTATTGCTAACACTCGATCTACGGCGTGAAGGTTCCCGTCAATAGCCTTACCCCAGACAGCTCGGAGCAGGGCGTCGAGTCGGTCGAGCTCGAGGGCTCGGTGAGTCTCTACGTCCTCGGCCGGGACGGCGGCGAGGGCTCGCTGAGTCCGTCTGTAGGCCGTTGAGGTGTCCACTCCCAGCCGCTCGGCAATCTCCCGATAGGACAACCCCTCAGAGCGGAGACGGAGTGCCTCGGCGTCGTTGAGGGCGTCGGCTTCTGTCTTTATGTACCCGGCCCGGGTGTTCACGGTCATTTTTGCTCCGTCCCGTCGTTATCTCGGTCAATAGAGGTCAAAGCCTTACGAAGACGACACGCCAAGTATCCCCACTTACTAGCAACGTCGTACCGGTGTAATCGGGCGTTGTGTTCAGCCGCTTTTCTAGAGAAGTCCTCAAGAAGAAGAACCTTGCTATGTCCCTCAGCTATCCAATAGTTAAGCACCATTTGTTGGTGTTCGGTTAGTTCAGGCTCAGGATTGAATTCCTCAAAGAAGACGCACGCCTCGTCCATTATTCCGGCGTAAGGGTTCACGGTCATTTTTGCTCCGTCCTAGCGTTGCGGATTTTGGGGTCGTCAATCATTGAACAGCCCACCCGGCGAGCATCTGTTTCGTAATCTCCCTCATTTTGTCTGGCATAGGGACGCTCTCGGCGTGAGCCTTTTCTCGCTCGGCCTCGAAGGCCGCCATTTCGGCGAGTTCTTTCTCCCGGCGTCGAGTGTTCATCTGGTCGGCCAGTCGGTTGAGTCGCTGAGTGAGTTCGGAGTTTTTGCCGAGGGTGTGTTGTATCAGCCCACTCGCTTGCCGGTTGGTGAGTTGCCGTAGATCGTCAATGCCGTACAGCTCAAAGACGGCGTCACGGAGCGTGAGGTTTCCTTCGAGTGCCTTCAGTTGTTCAGCCGTTATTGGTTCGCTTTGTTTTGCTAACCGCTCTAAAGAAATCTCCCTCTCTTTAGGTATGGAATACGAGACGGACAAATCTGTCCCGATAGCGGACAAAGTTGTCTCATAACCGGACGAGTCTGTCCCGGTGGTCGAGGTGTTTTGATTGCTCGAGACGGTGGCCGTTTCGTCTCCGTCCGTTGCGGCTCCTCGTAGCGAGTTGTCTACCGTCACGTTCGAGGGCGAGCTGACAACGGCCGAGCGGACGGCCTTCACTTTCTTTTCCCGGGTGAGGTGAGGCAGATAACAGCTCGGCCCGTTGCGCCGGGTTCCGGGCTTGGGGTGTTGGTCGAGGTGTACCTGTGTCAGTAGGCCAGCCGCCTCGAGCCGGGCGACGTGTCGGTCAATCGTCTTTATAGAGCAGTTCATTCGCCCAGCGAGGAGCCCTCGGGCGAGAGGTACTGCTCGATAGTTCGAGCCATTCGGATAGAGGTACTCGGCTAGGACGACCCAGAAGCCGAGCAGATCGAGACAGCCAGCGTCAATGAAAGCCTGTGTCGTCTCCGGCGTCACGGCAACAAATAGGTTCTCGCCGCTTGCCGGGATTTCGTAGTCGCCATAAGGCGTTTCAAAGATTGAATACACTCCCTCGTCCTCGAGTTCGTCCTCTGTGCTTGACAGCGTGGCCGGTGACCGGTCATCATTAGAGGGTTCGTAAACAAAGGGAGACGACTCGGGTTCGCCCGAGTTGGTCGGATAAAGCGTCGGCTGGCAGGCCGGCGCTTTTTCTATTTTCGTAAACAAAGGTTTTCCTTTCGGTATCGGCCTAGTTAGGGACTAGTCCTTTCTTGTTGGCACTCCTCAGGGCTTTAGAGAGGCTCTGCTCAACGAGAGCAGTAACACTCGACCCCTCGGACTTGGCTAACTGCTTCGCCGCTTCGTGGAGATCGACGGGCAGACGAACCGAGACAATGCGAGTCTGAGACTCGTCTCGTCCCGTCCTTGATTGCCACTTTCGGAGTTCCATAAATCAGCCTTTCAGTTGCCTCTCTAATCGTACCCGAGGTATTACGGTTGTTACGGCGTTTGTAGTAGTAGCCACTCGAAGGGATTTTGTGTCGGAGTTCCTAACACTCAAAGAGGCCGCCACCGTGTCCGGGTTGTCCCTCTCGACGTTGCGCCGAGCCGTCAAGGCTGGTGAGTTGGTCACGGTTCCCCGGGTGAACACTCAGCACCCGGTCAAAGTCCCTCGAGAGGCCATCGAGGCGTTCTCCCGTAGGTCGGTCACGTCTCCCCAAGACGCCGCTCAACCGGCCCAGAAAGACGAACTAACCCAGCTCGAGGAGCTGGTGAGTGAGTACCGAGCAACGATTGAAGGGCTCACGGCACAGGCCAGCCGGGACGCTCTCGAGATTGTTTCTCTCGGGGACGAGGTTGCCAGCCGAGATGAGGAGCTCGAGGAGCTCAGGGCCGAGCGAGAGGAGCTCATTCGCCGGGCCGAGCGTGCTGAGGGAGTCGCCGAGGGATACCGGCTCGGCGTAGATCGGACGCTCGAGGCGTTCACGGACGACCTCTCAAAGAGGCTCGCCGAGGGTGTTCAGGTTGTTCAGCCTTTGAGCAACCTTGACCAAGTCGTGACCTTTTCGCCAGCCGAGCCGGTGAGCAACTCTGAGCAAGTCCGTAGGCTAACCCTCAAAGAGCGTCTTTCCGGCCGTCTGAGGTCAATCTAGAGGGCTCTCGAGGCTTCCGTCTGGTTGTTTGCGAGCAAGTCTGAGCAAGTCAAATGAACAACCTTGACCGAGTCAAATGAATAACTTGAACAACCCCGTACAGAGTGAGTTCTCTCTCTGTATTTCTGTGCTACTGTATTACAGTAATCACGAACAAAGGGGATACCGTGAAGGCAATCATTTACAGCCGAGTCAGCTCAGGCGAGCAGGGAGCTAGCGGCCTCGGCCTTGAGTCGCAGGTAGCCAAGTGTGCCGAGTACGCCAGCCGTCAAGGGCTCGAGGTGATCGACACTCTTACCGAGGTCAAGTCCGGTAAGTCCGTGAAGGCTCGCCCGGTGCTGGTCGAGGCGTTGTCCCGTCTCAAGGCCGGTGAGGCTCAGGTGTTGGTTGTTGCCAAGCTCGACCGCCTCAGCCGTTCGTTGTTTGATTTCGCTACGTTGCTTCAGCGTGCCGAGCGTGAGGGCTGGTCGGTCGTCTTGCTCGACCTCGGCGTCGATACGACTACCCCGGTCGGCCGCCTTCAGGCTCAGATTGTTGCCAGCGTGGCCGAGTTTGAGCGAGCTCGCATTTCAGAGCGTTGCCGGGACGCCTCAACGGCCAAGAGGGCTCGGGGCGAGCGTGTCGGTGGCGTTGCTCAGACGCCTCGAGAGATTGCTCAGATGGCCGTTGAGTTGCGCTCGACCGGGTTGCCGTTCGTTGCCATCGCTGACCGCTTCAACCTCGACGGCGTCCCTACGGCCCGAGGCGGCTCGAAGTGGCACGCATCAACCGTCCGAGCGTTGCTCAACTCGGAGCAGGGCCGAGAGTTGGCTCAGGCCGCAT